ATTTACAAATAATACAATATTCAAGATCTAAATTAATATCTATAGAAGATGCTACTGTTGAATTACAAAAACATCATGACATAGATGTAGATTCTACAATACAATTACAAACAGATTTAAAATCATTCAAAGAAGGAACTAATATGGTTGAATTCTACGATATGATTAACAAGTTTGTTGAGGAAGATCGATGTCCTCCACTTGATGCCATCTTTCTCGATGAAGCCCAAGACTTAAGTGCTCATCAATGGAAATGTTTTGATTATATAAAATTAAAATGTAAGCGAGCTTATATGGCTGGTGATGATGACCAAACTATTTATGGGTTTCAAGGTGCAGATCCTGCATGTTTTATGGCACAAGAAGGTGAAAGAGATGACCGAGAAATATCTCGTCGGGTACCTAAAAGCGTGCATCGAGAAGCTATTAAAATTCTAGATCAGTTAACAACAAGAATAGACAAAAAATGGACACCACGAGATGCTGAAGGTAAAGTTTATCCTAACCACACTTTAGATGAAATAGATTTTTCTAAAGGTAATTGGATGATATTAGCTCGAACAAATAAATTACTAATTAATGTATCAGAACATTTTTATTCATTGGGTGTAAGATTTAGAGCAAAAACAAATACACGGCTACCAAATGACATTGTTGAAACATATCAAATTTGGATTAGATTAAATCAAGGAGCGTTTATATCAGGAGAAGAAGCTCAAACTTTGTATAAATCACTTGTGGTTAAAAAAGGCCATGTAGCAAGAGGTTTTTCTGATGGTAAAAGTTTACAAAATGAAAAAAGCGTTGACCTTCAAAAACTAAAAACACACCATGGATTATTAATACAAGGTGATTGGAAACAGTTGCATATTTCAGATCAATATAAAGATTACATGCAAACTTTATTAGAAAGAGGAGATGACTTAATGAAAAAACCTGACATAGAACTTCTTACATTACATGGATCAAAAGGTAAAGAATGTGAAAACGTATGTTTGTTTACAGACTACGGTGTAGAGGGACAAGATGAATTTATATATCGTAGTGCATATGAAAATCCAGATGCAGAACATAGATTATTTTTTGTAGGAACAACAAGAGCAAAAGAAAATTTATATTTAATGCAGCCTACATCAGATTATTATTACACAATAGGAGAACCAATAGTATGAACCCAGCAGCAGCGGATTTATTTTTTTTATTAATGTTAACTTTTTATTTTGCAAATAGAATATTTATAGGAGGAGTAATATGAGCAACGTATATAAAAAACAAGTAGGTGGCAATCATTATCAATCGATGAAGATTCAACCGTCAGAATTTATAAATAAAAATAATTTGCCTTTTGCAGAAGGAAACGCTATAAAATATTTATGCCGGCACAAACAGAAAGGACAAAAGCAAGATTTGGAAAAAGCAATTCACTACTGTCAGATGGCAATTGATAGAGATTATCCAGAAAAAAAAGATTTTTTAGAAGAAGCGGAGAAAGAAAAAAAAGAATTAGAAGAATCTTACAAAGAATCAAGACGACAGACGAAAGAACGGAAGTCCACCGAATGGGCTAAAGGTTTTAAAGAATGGAAAAATAAATAATGTTTGAAGCACCTACTGAATGGATAAGTCCAGAGTCATTCCCTAATTTAAAAGACCACAAGTATATAGCAATTGATCTAGAGACGAGAGACCCGGGACTAAAATCAAGGGGTTCTGGTGCATTAATTGGAGATGGAGAGATTGTAGGAATATCAGTGGCTGTTGAAGGATGGTCTGGATATTATTCTTTTGGACATGCAGAAGGAAATTTTTTTGACAAAGATGTTGTTATGCGTTGGATAAAAGAAGTTTGTGAATTACCCAATGTAAAATTATTTCATAATGCAATGTATGATGTATGTTGGTTAAAAGCATATGGTGTTAAAATTAATGGCCACATTGTAGATACAATGGTTATGGCCTCATTGATTGATGAAAATAGATTTCATTATTCATTAAATAGTTTGTCAATAGATTATCTTGGAAAAGTAAAAGATGAGACAGCATTAAGAGATGCCGCAGATAAAGCTGGTATTGATGCAAAGGCTGAGATGTGGAAACTACCTGCCATGTATGTTGGAGCATACGCTGAAAAAGATGCAGAGTTGACTCTATCCTTATTTAAAAAACTATCTGTTGAAATTAAAAGACAAGATTTGACAAAAGTGTTTGATCTTGAGACACAATTGTTTCCATGTCTCATAGATATGAAATTTAAGGGTGTTTGTGTGGACGTTCAAAAAGCTCATACAATAAAGAAACAGTTAGCATCACAAGAAGAAATACTACTCCTAGAAGTAAAAAAAGAAACAGGAATAGATGTTCAAATAATGGCAGCACGAAGCATTGCCAAAGTTTTTGATAAATTAAATTTACCTTATGAAAGAACGGCAAAATCAAAAGCACCTTCTTTTACTAAAAATTTTCTTCAAGAACATAAAAATCCAATAGTTAATAAGATAGCAAAAGCTAGAGAAATTAACAAGGCTCATAGTACGTTTATTGATACAATTATTAAGCATGAGCATAAAGGTAGGATACATGCAGATATAAATCCGATTAGAGGGGACACAGGAGGCACTGTGACTGGAAGATTTTCTTATTCCAATCCTAATCTCCAACAAGTTCCAGCGAGAAACAAGCAGATAGGACCTATGATTAGATCATTATTTATTCCAGAAGAAAAACATAAATGGGGTTGTTTTGATTACTCGCAACAAGAACCAAGATTGGTTGTGCATTACGCAGCAACTAAATTTAAAGGTGATGAAGAAGTGACTGAAATTGTAGAAAAGTTTCAAAACAACTCTGTAGATTTCCATCAAACTGTAGCAGACATGGCTAATATATCTAGAACACAAGCTAAGACTATTAATCTTGGATTATTTTATGGTATGGGCAAAGGTAAGCTACAAGCAGAGTTAGGTATATCCACAAAAGACGAGGCATCAAAATTATTTAATAAATATCACGATAGTGTGCCATTTGTAAAGGATCTTTCAGACGCAATATCAAGAGACGGTGCTGCCTTTGGTTACATAAAAACTTTTGGTGGTAGAAGATGTAGATTTGATAAATGGGAAATAGCTGAATGGAACAACGGTAATTTTAAACTACCTATGAGCAAAGCAGATGCAGAAGCAGCTTATTTTTTAAAGTACCCTCAAGCTACAAAAGCAAATATTAGAAGAGCTATGACTTACAAAGCATTAAACAAATTAATACAAGGATCAGCAGCAGATATGACTAAGCAGGCTATGTTAGATTTATATAGAGAAGGTATTGTAGCTCATATACAAATACACGATGAATTAGATATTTCTGTAGAATCTCCAGAACAAGCTAACAAAATTATTAAAATTATGGAAAAAGCTGTTAAATTAAAGATTCCCAATAAGGTTGATTACGAATCAGGTGATAATTGGGGAGGGATAAAGGGTCAATAAAAACTTACCTAAATGCAAATATTAATGTATAATATACGCTAATAAAAAAAGGAATTATTATGTTGATATATGGAAAAACACCAAACGATTACGTAAAGATAGCTAAAGCACATAAAAAAGAAACAGCTATAGCAGTCATTATAGTAATTGCAGTCTTATATTGTATATTTTAATATACACCTCGCACTAGACCTGCGCTAAATAATCAAAAAAAATTGTGGATAGGTATGGACTTAAAGAAAAATAAAAACGAATGTAAAAAATGTGGCCACGAGTGTCATTGTTTAGAAGAACTTCATACTGATATATATGGAGTCTGTACTTGCGATACTTGCGAGTGTAGTGATCCTAAAAACGCTGGTGAGGAATGTTTGTCATGTCAATAATAGAGAGTGCCAGGATGGATTACAGATTTACAGCGATCTTAATTATAATGTTAACGGTGTTAGCTTTATTTGGTGGACCAGCACGTTCAGCAGAAACACAAACGAATACCAGTGGAAGTAACACAAGTATCGAAGGTGGTTATACTGGAGGTGCAACTACGTACGAATCTGGAAGTACCTCTACAAGTACAACAAGTAATAGTAGTAGTTCAAATATAAAATCAGCACCACCAACATCATCAGCACCCTCATATAATTCTATGACCCAAGACGTGTGTGCAGTAGGTGGATCATTGGGTGTACAGACATTTGGACTTGGTATCAGTGGTGGAAAACATTTTATCGATAAAAATTGTGAACGATTAAAGTTAGCAAGAATTTTGAATGATTTTGGCATGCGTGTAGCAGCCGTGGCGATTCTCTGCCAGGATGAGC